CGTAATCGTCTGAAATCAGCTCGCTCATGCTTATGTCCCTTAGTTAAGGTAAATGCCCTGAAAAGGTCAGGTGGCCTATAATCCCCGAAATCGGGTAAATGCCCAGATAAGCTCTGGTGGGCTGTACTACAGTATATCACAATCGCTTATGGTAATACTTTTACTCTGCCATTGCTCGACGCATCTCAATACCTCTAAGCACGTCCTCGGTAATTATGCCTCCGTAGGGCTTCATCTCTAAAGCTCTAAGGTTGTTTCTTGCTGGGTTCATAACGTCAACCATCCCGCCCAAAGCGGCAGCCTGAGGCATCATCTCATATACTTGTATTGGATTCTCTAATCGTCCTCTTCCCTCTCCATACAGCGCTGTGTTGTATGCAGGATGAGGCTCGCCAACCAATGGATATCTAGATGTGTCAATCTGCCCGACGTTCATTAAATTGCCGTCTCTTGCCATCTTTTGCTTTTCGTCAGCCATCGAGTACCTAGCTTGACCAGATGTCAAAGAGCCTTGGTCAACGTATTTCTTGTCCATCAAATTAATCACTGCTTTTCTGGCATCGCCTGATGCTGCGTAAAAGTCAGCTAAAGATTCTGGGCTCTCAATTCCTTTCCAATTCGGAATAAATCCAGCTATATCTTTATCAAGCGCTCTCAGCGCTGCCGGCTCCATTCCATTTCTAGCATAGGAAAGCATAACTTCCCCGACTTGAGAAAAGTCTGCGCCAGTTGGAGCCATTGTCCAAGGAATGAAAAGAGGGTCTAGGCCCCCGCTTCTTTCCTTCATGTTTCTAGCAAACTGGAATAAAGATACATCGCTCAGGCCTTCGCCCTTAGGTTTTAAAACTACGCTTTCATCTGAGGCCCAAACTAAATCTGGGTTTTCAGGATCAAACATAAAATCCTGGCCGCCACGGCGAGACATGTTTACCGGCACTCCGTTGATTGAAACAATCTCATCACCCGCAGCGGTTCTGTCTGACATACTGGTTACAAACGGATATCCCTCATAATCTTCCAGGTTTATCGTGTCGACCTCGCCCATCCTATTGTTTCCAATCTCTAGTTGGGTCGATAAGTTTTGTTCAATCTGCCCAGACCTTGGGTCTCCTATATTTGCCCCTGATCCAGCCGTAAATGTTCTTGGGTCTATGCCCGCCTCAACGTAAGGATCAATGATGCTTGACTTGTAACTTTTGGGGAATGAATCTTGAATCAAATTCCTTATAGGACCCCTAGCAGCGGTAGCTACATCTGATGCTACTTTCCCTATGCCTGGAACCACGCCCAGAAGGTTAATACCCGTGCCTAGCAAGTCTCCTTGTGAGAAGCTTGCAGAGGCGTCATCTAAGGCTAGTGAGCCTCCAACGAATGGAGCAAAGTCTGCTGCTGTTTCTATTCCACCAGCGGCATTTAGGAGCCCCTGGCGGTATCCCCCACCTAAACCCGTGGAGTCTACTGTATCCCTTAGGAATTCTGACAAAGACGACCGCAGAGAGGGCTGTGCAGCCATCATGCCTGTTTGCCTTGGAGCAACCTGCGTCCTATTTGCCAGAGAGAAGCGCTTTGAGAGCTCCTGGTTGGCTAGTTGCTTTATCGCATCAGTTGTTGGCAAGGCTTACTAACTCCGCTTCAGACATGAATGGGATCCGTGACTTAAGCATCTGCTCTTCCATCATGTCGGACATCTTCTTCTGATTGTCTAGCTCCTCGCCCATAGTCTTGGCGGAGGTGTTATCAATCGTGGCCCCTGCTTGCTGTGCCTTGATCTGTGTATCCATGCGCTTGGTCTCAGCGTTGAATGCGTCGATCTGGTTGTCAGCCTGGTCACCAATGGTTTGAGTCTGTAGCTTCTGTGCTTCCAGTTGCAGCTTGAATTGCTCGTTCTGGAGCTTCTGCATCTCGATCTGTGAGCGCATCATCTCAGCCTCAGCCTTGAGCTGCTCAGCTTGTGCCAGGACCATGTTTGGATCTGGTGCTTGCTGCTGTCCAGCCTCGGCCATCTGCTGCTCTGCGAGCTCTTCCTCGGTCATCTGGTCTTGAGGAATAATACCTTGTTGCAACATCATGGCGCGTTTACGGTTAGATAGCTGCTCAGCCGCCGGCGTCGCAATGTTGTCCAGGAGGATGTCGCCACCCAGTTGAATGATAGACGGATCAACCTTGGCAATCTCAATAATCGCCTCAATGGTCTCCTGCTGGCGATTCCTAAAGCTTGGCCCTGCCCGGCATATCACGTCGTAGGTACCCGCAGATAGGTCGTTTACAGTTACGAACTCCTGAGTGTCTTGATCGAACACCTGGGCGTTGATCTCAGCCATACTGTACTCACGGTCCTCCTTGAGCACACGGACCGTTCTAGCAGTGTCGTAGACCTTGGGTATAGCTTTTACTAGAAGCTCACCAGTACGCGCTATGGCGATCTGAAGGGCCTTATTGTATTTGATGGTAGCTGTGTCGCCCTTGTTCTGTAGGGAGTTGATAGCCACGCCAGACTGTAGGCCTGGGTTGTCACCCATGTTGGCCGCAAACATACCTGCCGTGTAGCCGATCATCCCGCGCATAGCCTCAGTGATAGTCCTGAGTCCTGGGTTTACAATCGCCCCACCTTGCTGTTGTGGTGCGCCAGGGTTCTCCTGGTCCACGTTAAAGAACTGCACTGGGTCTGCGTTCGTGTTCAGGGTAGACAGAGAGTCTTCGTGACCTGCCGCCTGGGCCATAGTCATCCAGTATTTAGCTCGTGGTGCTAGGGCTCCTTCTTCGATCTCACGAGACATTGAGTAGTTGAGCACTCGTTGCGGGTCCATTAGCTTGTCTACCACGCCTGCGTAGAGCGTCTTGTGCTCGAACACCTTGTAGTTAGCGTACACAGGAACCACCGGGATAGTAGAGAACACGGTCTCCTTCTTATCCTCTAAGAATCCCTTAGCATCAAAGAACCTGGAGCAGACCTTTTTATCCATTCGCTTGCGCCGGCGGACCTCTTCCACGCCAATAGCTGCGAGCTCGTCTTTAATCTTGTCGTACTCTTCAGCCTCGTAGACGTGGCCGTTGTTGATCATTACCAGTTCGCGCTCTTCTTCCTCGCAGTAAATGTACTCACCTACCAGGATGACCTCGCTTTTATCAAAGTAAGCATCACCGTCACGGTCGTCTGACACTGACTCACGCCCACCCTCTGGCCATCGTCGGTCGTACTCATTTACGTCTACCGGGTGTAGAACAAAGCAATACTTGGCGTCGCTCTTATCCTGGAGTTCTGCCGAGGGGTCAAACCATACACGGTCAATGAAGTTAGCTATCTTCTCAATCACCAGGTCCTGGTCAAAAGAGTCGTCGTCAATAAACTTCTGGCTTACCCTCCAACCATCATACCCGGTTGTGACCATGCCACGGGCTGCTTGGTTATAAGTAACCTTAGCGTCTGAGATGTTCTCAATGTTGCGGATCATGCCGTCAAACGTGTTAGCCACGTCCTTCGTTGCCGAGCCGCCGGCGGGGTTTACGCGAATATCAAAGTCAGCCTGTTCTAATTCACCGGCCACCTGGTCTACGATAGGCGTACACATGTCAAAGGTGTAGCGAGGCTTTGAGGCGTTACTGGACCACCATGTGGGCTCCCACTGACCGTCAGACTTGGTAATGAACAAAAAGGTCTCACGCGCCTTGTCGCGCATGTCATGGTCTGCGTCCTGGGCTTTCTGCAAGAGCTCTAGGACCTTCTGGTGACCGTCTGATCCTTCGTCTTCTTCTCGGTCTTTTTTACCGTCGTATTCGGCCATTACTTGCCCCATCCGCTAAAATTAATTTGCACTGATTGTTTGTTGAGTGTCTTCGGGCTAAACATAGACATCATGACGGCGTCGGCCATGTTGGGGCTTTCGATTTGGTAGGGCTTCTTCTTCATGTCCACCTTCGAGAGAACCTGTAGCTTGCCGTTGTTGCTGCGCTTCTGTGGGATCCTGGTAATCTCAGCCCTGAGCTGGTCCAGGTACTCGATGTCTGATGAGATGCTGATGAGCTCTTCCGGGTCAATGTACTCGCCCTTGGTGACTGCTCGCCAGGTAGCCTCAAATCTATCCCTAAGCTTCCAATAGTATTGGGCCCGACGATTGAGGAACGTGTCCTTGTTAGTCCTGCCCTTATCACCGCCATAGTATAGCATAGGGTCCTCTGCGCCCTCTGAGCCCCTGAACATCTCGTAGCTGATCCTTG